CATGTGGAGCGGAAGGACGACTGCGTGGAAAAGAATGCTCTGGGTGCTCTGGAAAAGGGCTGGTTTCGCGTAGTAAAGTCTTGGAAGTCAATACAAAGCCTGGGGCTTCTGTGGGGGATATTTTGACATTTGAAGGAATGTGCAGTGACCATCCTGAATTTGAAAAAGCAGGGGATGTCTTAATTCGGTTGGGCATGGCGGATGAGAGTTTGGACATAGTACGTGAAGGTTCGGCTTTGAAGTTTCAGTGTCAAATAAGCCTGAAGGATAGTTTGTTTGGATGTAAGGTAGTTGTGAAATCGCATCCTGGACACTTGGAAGGGTTGGTGGTGGATATTCCTGTAGGTACTCAGAGTTGTGAAGTTGTCTGTGTAAAAGGGAAGGGTATGCCTGTTGATGGAGGGTTCGGCGACTTGTTTGTCAAGTGTACGGTGGTAGCAAGTGATGAGGAGAAGAAGGCTTTGGAGTCTAGCAAGGCTATCCTGCAAAGTCTTTTTTAGTAGGGTACTTGTGCTTAGTGCTTCAGCAGGGGATTGCTGAAATCGCCCGTACCGGCCTTGGCGGCTTCGGAAGGAGTAAGGAGCATATTGGGCGCATCGTTAGGGGAACCGATGACGGGAGTGTAGGCACCACCGCGTTGGCTCTTGCGACTGCCCTTATTCTTACGATACATACGACTCTTGCGCATGTTATTCTTGCGAGACTTGCGCATGTTATTTTTACGACTCTTGCGCATGTTATTCTTACGACTCTTGCGCATGGCGTTCTTGCGATACATACGGCTGCTCTTACGCATGGTATTCTTGCGACTGTCCTTGCTCTTACGATACATGCGGCTGCTACGGCCTTTGCCGCCAAGGCGGCGACCACCAGACATAGGCATGGCTACCTGGTCGGGATCGTGCAATCCAACAATCTCCTGGGACTTCACATCAAGGGGGATTATACGTGCGGAATCCCGGAGTTCTTGCGGCAGAAGTCCCTGGTCGCCCACAGGGGCACCACCCATAGGAGTATAGGCTCCGCCGTGGTAGTTCTTCGTTACCGCATCGAACTGCTTTCCCTGCGCATACGACAGTTCCTGCGGGTTGTACGCACCACCTAACATTCCACACATACGGTTCTTACGCATAGAGTTCTTGCGCATAGAGTTCTTGCGCATAGAGTTCTTGCGCATAGAGTTCTTGCGCATAGAGTTCTTGCGGTTTTTACGGGCATTGTTCTTACGACTCTTACGAGAGGCGTTTTTCTTGTACATCACCATTTCTACCTAGTACCAAGTAAAAAAACTTCACACTAGTATAGAAACAAATGGAGCCTCAGTGGATGAAAAAGATCCAGAGTTCTACAATCTGCAACTTCTTCTACGCTTTTTACGTTGTATACCTAGTAATCTTTGTAATTTCAGTAATAACCACCATCGGTGTATTTGTCTATAGCAAGAAGCTAGGCGCCGCGGGTATTGGTATGGCCATCCAGGGACTGGTTATCTCAGGAATGGGTGCGACCTTAACTCTGTTCTATTATTTAATCTGTGACCGCGCTCTCCTCGGAAATGCTATGCAAGATATGAAGGAGAACTTCGACGTCTCTCCTCTGCCCAGATCCATCCACTAAATTACGAAATCCATTCCTCTAACATTCCTGTCTTAGGGTCTACTGCAAAGACCTTTCTACCTTTTTTTACCTCTCGGATTGCTATTTTTTCATAGTAATCCGAGCGACTTCCTAGAAAGAATACTAAGTGCGTAGACTCTTTCAAAATTCTTCCATCTCTTAGCGCCCTGGCTTTACGACCAAAGCGATTCCAATCTGAATCTATCGCTTGGTGCTCAACATTCATATGATCTGACCACACTTGTAAAAGGGTGCTCGTAGAGCCTTCTGTAGGTATCAGCATAGAGTTCGGGACTTGTTTCAAAGCTCCAATCAGCGGATTCATAATCAAGTCGGTAAGGCTATTACGATTCCATTTCGATGCACTCGAATGTCCTAGAAATCCGAGAATAATAGGAAGATTTGCTGATTTATCTAGTTCTGGGGGAAGGTCACCTAAGAGTTCTAGCGTAGATACGTGCGTTTCCATACTTTATTCTGAATCGGGGGACTCACTTGATGACTTGGCTTTGTGAGCAATTTTTATTTTTTTCTGTTCTCTTATAAGCTTCAGGTCATTCTTTGCAATTTCAATAGAAAGTTCAATAGCTTTTTTCGTACCTTCTTTCAAATCCGGTCGCATCATAGAATTCCAATGTTCCAGGACTTGGTGTGTCATACTCTCAAGTTGTTCCAACTCTTTCAAAGAATATTGTTTAATATCGTCTAAGAGACTTTCTTCTTCCATAATATTTTTTTATTACTGTATATCTTTGAGCCAAACATTTTGATGTCCATGAATTTCTTCACGGAATCCATGTTCAAAAAGGTTTTTACGTATCTTATAATAATTACATCTATGAGGCGCATCTGCTTCAAATATAATGACTCGTAGTTCATTATATAAATTCGGATGTTCATCTAAAAAAGTCTCTAAAAACCCTTCACAGTCTGCAACAAGAGTATCAATCTTGGAAACATTATATTTTTTTAATAAAGATTCTAAAGATGTTGAGATAATTTTACTATTAGGGGGATGCTTTTGCTCATCATATTCTTCAGAATAGGTCGCATAACCTTCAAAGCTTCCATCATCAACTAGAATATGTGCCTTATTCGAAATGATATAAGGAGAAATATATGCAATTGCATTATTTCTTTTAATATTTTTATACAATACATCAAAGATTCTCGGATCTGGTTCTATAGATATTAAAACTGGGCGACGATTTAATTTATGACTTATACAACAAGTTACACTTCCATATCTTCCACCTAATTCTAAAACTCCACAAGAATCTTCTGGAACATATTTCAAAGCTAAATACTGTTCATGAACTTCATTAGCAAAACGATCTATTTTTATATTATGTTCATTAAAAAATTCAAATGTTGACTCATTTGTTGTACATTCTCTGGAAGATTTTAACCATACATTTTGAATTCCACCAACTTCTTCATGAAATCCATGAATAGAAAGATTTGTTCTTATTTTATTATAATCGCATAAATGTGAACAATCTGCTTCAAAAATCACCACTTTTAGGTCATTATATAGGTTAGGGTTTTCATCAAAAAAATTCTCTAAAAATCCTTCACAGTCTGCAACAAGTGTGTCAATCTTCGAAATTCCACAATAATGTAAAATGGATTCTAACGGAAGAGAATACATTTTATATTCAGGTCCTAAGTTTTCAGGTAAAGGAATTGTCATAGATTCGTATCCATTATTTATAAATCCATAGGGCTTCCCTGAAACAATATGAGGAATTACAAATGCCTTTGTATTATTCCTTTCAATATTTTTACGAAGTGCATCTATAACTGCTTGGTCTGGTTCTACACATATTAAAACAGGGCGATGATTTAGTTTATGACTTATAGTAGAAGTTACAGTTCCATATCTTGCACCTAATTCTAAAACTCCACAAGAATCTTCAGGGACATATTTCAAACATAATTCCTGTTCATCACGTTCACAATGAAGATAATCAATACTATTATTATTTTCATCCAAAAATGTAAAACAATCCATTTTATATATTACTCATTGCGCAAGGAATTCGCCTGAATCTTACGCTTTTGCAACTTGCCATTCACTACATAGATTGAGTTCTCAGTCATTACAATGTAATCATCGCCTACCTTGTAAGTCTTCTGGATGAGACTGGTAAACTCCTCGGCAGACTTCACCAGCATCTTATCCTTCGTCTCAGCATCCTCGCCCATGAAGGCAGAGCCATTTGACGTCTCCACATAATAGTCGAGGCGAATGGGATTGTCGTGAGCTAGGGCAAGTTTAGCGGCCTGTACAAGTACCGCCGGGCTAGGTAAAACAGTGGCAGGAGCATCAGCAGTTTGAGCTTGGGGTTGAGCTTGAGGCTGAGCCTGAGATGAGGGCGCAGGTGCAGACATTTCTGTCGGGGACTTTTTGAGAAAAAGTCCTCAAAAACCCGCAGAAGCCTTCTATATGGCTTTGTTCTTAGGCTTATGATCTGCTGGAAACGGCTTGATAATTTCACGAGAATGTGCTTTCAGAATCTTATTGATAAATATATACGCCTTATTGATTTGTTCAAACTTACGGGCACCTGTAATAATAATGGAGCCTGTGTGAAAGGGGCTAATCGTAATCTCTTTGCACTGACCTAGAGTAGTACCATCACCATTGCCAACACACAGAGTTTCACCGCATGGGCAAATACCTTCTACCGCATCAGCAGGAGTGGCTTCATTATAGAAATACTTTGTATCACAACCCTGGTAAATAGTAGCTTCAAAGGAACTGAAGAGATTATAAGTATTAATAAGGATTTCATGGAGTTTTTCACGATTAATATTTCCATTGACTTGATAGTCACTGTTAATTAACTGAATACTATAACGATTCGGCTTGGCTTCTCCCTCCAGTACAGGGCTGGAGAATAGAGAGAGTTGTTTCGCTAGCCACTGCAGAGTTTCCTGGGCAAAGGTGTCAGAGGGGATTCCTGTCATTTGGATACCACCATTCTTGAAGAGTTTGATATTGACTTCCTTGAATATAGGTGCGCCCGCAGCCGTCTTGTCATACTGTCTGCGAACGACAAGAGTTGACTGATTAAAGAAGATGTTTTTGGACTTCTTACGTTTGGTCAGTTCATCGCGAGAGCATGTACCAATAATGATTTTTTCTTGGGCTTTGGCCTTGGCTTTCGCTTTCTGAATTTCGGCGACCGTTGCATTTGCTTTTGCTAGGAGAATTGGCTTGTATTCTACTTTCAGAAACCCTTCACCAGGCCACGTAAGAGGAATGGCACATTCGTGGAAGAGTTCGAGAAGTTTCTGAAGATTAATAGTAGTGCCAAGATGGGCAGTAACTACCATTGTAGAAATACGCAGAGGCGTTATGGTTAAACTTTCGGGATCCATTTTGGAACTTTGGGACTGGGTGTTAAAGGGGTTGTTGGTGGTCAATTTTATTCTTTATTTTTGGCCTTTTAAGGCTTTAGTTTGACTTCAAGAATTTTGACATGCGTGAACACCAGAGTTTGTACAAGAGTCTCTTGGTAGTTTCTTCTTCCAAGTACGGCTGGGTTTCAGACGCTGTAAGTGCTGACCATAGTGAAAGTTCACGAATACTTATATCAGTTATAGTTTGTTGAAAGAAGAGGAACCAGGTTATGCGTTCACGGAAGGGAGTGCCAGATTCTGTAGCGAGATTGTAGACTTCTTGGGGAGAGGATGCATGCAAGAACTTGTAGAGAAATTGGGTGACTTGGCGTTTTTGTTGTGGACATTGTTTGAAAAAACGGATGTCGCCGCGGCGGTACAGAGTGTCGAGACGCGGTACTTGGGTACTGAGAATTGATTGGAGTTTTTCTCCAGATGTGGGTGCGAATGGGACAATGAGAAACTTATTGAGAATCTGTGGATGAATATGCGAAAGTGAGTTGCAAATGAAAATGAGAATGACGTCCTTTGTGGAACGTTGCAGTAGGGGGCGTAAGGCGCATTGGGCTTGGTCAGTGAGTGTTTCAGCCTCGTCAAAGATGATAACTTTTGGAGGTGCTTCACCTTCTGAGAAAAAGAGGCTTTGCATTCGGCTTTCCACAAAGGGATAGATTTTCTGGCGCATTGTTTCGAGACTTCTTTCATCACTGCTATTTAAGAAAAGTAGACTAGCGAACTTGTTCATTTGTTTGCCGTGAAGAGCAACAGCAAAACTCTGGGCGGCAGTTGTCTTGCCTGATCCTGGGGGACCCAGGAAAAGCATGTGCGTCCTTGATTCTGGGTATTTTATCATAATTTGTAAGAGTTCTGGCAAACCCTCAGAACTTAGAATAACTGCCATAGTCTATTCCTCAGTATACACTTGAAAGCTTTATACCATATATAGTCTTATGAGTTAAAGGTATTGTGACTAGTTTGGTATATAGGATGGAACCGACTTCTGCGGATGCAAAGGTGAAGACAAAAGCAAAGGCAAAAGCGCCAAAAGTTTCTGCATCTGCAACTGCAACTGAAGTAGAGACTTCCCCTGTAAAAGAAGTAAAAGAGCCAAAGGAATCAAAGGCTCCTCGCAAGTCTACGAAAAAGGAAAAGAAACCTATACAGGTTGTTGCAGTTGTAACGCCCGATGGAATTGACGGTACATTTACACCTGAGACACGTCGCCCTTTGATTGTTCACTTACCCTTTCGTAATAGTGAAGTATCGTTTAATGATTCAGGCATTCATTACGACCCTAGTCCGCCTCCGCAAGTGCAGCCCTATGATATGGGTGGCCAAGTCTATTTTCAGGTAAACACCGAGTCAAGTTCTGATGAAGTGCAGATTGGAGTTGAAAAGGAGGGGTGGAAGATGAACTTAGAGGAAGCATTACGTGATGGTATTAAAATATCTGGAAAATCGTTTGCTCTTTCTGCTTCTGCAACTGCAACTGCATCTGCTGCATCCCAAGAATCTGCGATTCCCAGCGTAGTTACAGAAGTAAAGAAAGATAGTATAAATGCTGAGAATTTTCAGCGTCAGCAGCTACTTACATGCTATGCTAGTAAGCCCGATGAGACATTCCGCGTACCTGAGAAGACAGATGTAGCATGTTTCTGGTGTGCTCATAGCTTTGAAGGCCAGCCGTGTTTCTTACCTGTGAAAGAAGAGTATGGTACTTACCATGTATATGGAAACTTTTGTACACCGCAGTGTTGCTTGAGTTATTTATTGCATGAACACTTGGATTCACATGTGCGCTGGGAGCGTATGGCTCTTTTACATCGTATGTATCGCCCTTCAGGAAAGGCAGGTGGTCGTCTGTATCCTGCCCCTCCACGTGAGAGTTTGCAGAAGTTTGGTGGTGTATATACATATGAGCAGTTTCGTGAAATTATTACGGATGCAAAGGTGCGTATTGATATTCAGACCCCACCTATGGTAAGTATTCTGGGAACTCTTGATACAAAGCCTATCGATTTCTACGATTCTTCATTGCAGAATACATTTACAGGTGGATTCAGCATGGATCGCTTCAAATCGTGGAGTGAACAGGGCGGTGCTCTACGGTTGAAGCGCAGTAAACCGTTGAAAGATAAGGAAAGCACCCTAGACGCGTGTATTAAGATTAGTGTAAAGAGAGGCAATGAGGCTTGAAAGGGTCAAAGGTCCAAAGGTCCAAAAATTGATGCGGTACTTGACTGATATGACAAGTCCCTTAGCAAAATGAGTGTTAAATCCGTAAGTCTGAATGATGTAGTCGTAGGTGACGTGCCTACGCACATTGTAATCTATCGTGATTCTACTACTGCGTCACTTATGAAAAAGGTAGATGATCTTACTGAACAACTAGAACGTATGTCAAAGAGGGTTCTACATATGGAACTTGCAGCCGAGGCTGCTAAGGCAATTGAAGAAACTAAGACAACTCCATTCTTCGGTGCCAGTGTTGCACCAGAGCCTACGGGTCTACATGTTCGTCGTATGTCAGACATCGGTGCTGAAGTAAAAGATGATTCAAAGAGCACATTCAAAGCGATTATTCATGGCCTTGTCCCTCCTCCAAATGCAACTACCGTAAAGATGGTTAAGATTTCTCCTGAAATTAAGGAACAGGAGGAACAAGAGGAACAGGAACAAGAGGCTGAAGAAGAGGCTGAAGAAGCAGAAGAAGCAGAAGAAGTAGAAGCAGAAGCAGAAGCACTACAGGAGTTCGAATACAAGGGGAACACTTATTACAGAGATTCTGAAAATCTAGTATATAAACTCGATGATGATGGTGACCTGGATGATACTCCCTTCGGTGTTTGGAACGAAGAGAAACAGAAAATTCTAAAATATAAAGTATAAATAGAATGTCGACCTGCTGGTCAGCAAATATTGTAGGAGCTTTTTTCGTAGCTCTTATAGCCCTAGATACATTTAATGGAAATTACGGAGACCTCCCGTATCATGCAATAATAGGTATAATTACTACATGCTTCTTTTGGTTAATCTGCACTATCCTAGGAGGATGGATTAGTGCGGCTATTTTATTCGTCCCCGCTGTATTTCTAATAGCCATTCTCATAAATACTGCAGTTAATAAATCAGATGATGATGACTGTGAATGCAATGCATGTAAAACAAAGAAGTTTATCCTTCGTTTCAAAAAGAAAACCCAGTGTTTAGAAGGTCTAAACATTCATAGATACTAATTTGCAGAAATGGCAGTGTATTCTCAGATAATAACATGGGGATTAATCGCTGTACACTGGGTTACTCTCTACCTAGATATTCTTCTGAACTTGGCGAAAAAGACTGGAAAGGCCGTGATTGAAGCACACAAGCCTTCTAGATGGCTGTTTTCTGAGAGAAATGCAGTACCTTGGTCTAAGAAGACTGCCAATACAAATCAATATTCGTATCCGATTGTCTACTATCCTGAAGAGACTAAGTTTTCCGTAAGCGTGCGTAACGGGGATGGTGTAAAAGGGTCATTTAGTGATGTGGTCACTGCTCAGCTAGTAAATTCGGATCGTATTTTGTCATTTGACATGACTTCCTTTTTTCACGAGGCTTCATGGGAAGGCGGGGCTCCTAGTCTGTATGAAGTAGTTCTGGTATATTTCTTGAGCAATGATACTTTGTTCGTAAAGGATTCCATGAAGGGGTTTTGTCTAGAGGTTTTTACGGCCGAGGGTAAGGAGTATAGCATTAACATTTCTTGTAATGCTGCGGTAGCTCCGTTTGTTGGGTGGGAGCTATTTGATGAGGTGACTACGTCTGTAACTGCAACTGGCTCTGCAACTGCAAATGGCTCTGCATCTGCAACTGCATCTGCAGAAAGAGTACAAGAGGTTGTCGAAGATGAAGACGAAGAGGAAGAGGAAGACGAAGATGCAGATGCAGAAACAGAGGCATGAGACTATGGCCTAAAATTGAATAGTATCTAACATTATTAGAACGGGTCTTCCAATGTCGGCAATGAAGACCCAATCACTTGATACTCCTTTACCCTCTGGTGCATGGATATTGTATTTCCATCCAGCAAAGGAAACTCGTTGGCACTTAGACACTTTCAAAGTAGTTACGAAGGTCGCAACCTTCCGTGACCTTGCAGGTGTATTTGCGGCGGTAAAAGCCGCAGATTGGATTCGTGGTAAGTTCTTCTTCACTCCTGAAAGTGTCCCGCCTCTTATGGAAAATGCTCGTAATATTCGCGGCGGCTCCTATAGTCTACGTGTAGATCGCGGCATTGCAAATGAAATTATGCAACGGTATATGATTGCCGCAGTTCTCGGAAAATGTGTAAAAGAGGTTGGTGATTGTATCTCATGTGTTCGTATCACTCCTCGTCGCGATTTCAATATCCTCCAGATTTGGAATCGTGATTGTCAGAAATTTAATAATCCTCTCGGACTTAATATTGTAGATGCTCGGATTCCTCACGATGAAGTGAAGTATGTTCCGCATGTTGAAAAGAAGATTTAATTAATAATTTACTTAGAATCCTTATTTTTGATGGGGGCTAGAACCAGCTTTACAGAGCCCAGATTGGCCACAGTGTAGTTCAAGATGAGAGGATAATCATTCTTGAGGTACATTTCAATCGACGGGCACAGGCTGGTGCACTTGGTGAAGAGAACCATGTGCTTCAGCTGGAAGATGCCCTGCACCACTTCCGTCGCACTTCCAGACTTCTGTACCTTCATTGTGGTATTGTTTTCAGACATGATTGTCTCCTGCTCAGCAAAGTCACCCTCGCAACGGAAAACTAGGTCAGAGCCGCTGCTCGTAATCTCCACATCCAGCTTCTCACCGAGGGCATTCATATCACGGCAGATCTTCTGCAAGTCCATGGACGGCATGTGGATGATGTTAGAGAAGTTCAGGTTAGGAATCTGGATCTCATCGACATTCGTGTCAAACAGCTTCAAGAAGTAGTTCGTCACCGTGGACTTTTCCGAGTTCTCCATGCGAATTCCCAGCTTATTGGGATTGGCCGCAGGGAGGTACAGCGTTAGCGAGTCATTATTGCCCATTGTCTTAATGAGCTTGAAAAAGTAGATCATATTCACTCCCAGAATATGCTTCGCAGGGCAGTAAAAGTTCTCAAAACGGTCGTGGTGCAAACGCAGATAAACGAGCACGGTGTGAGTCTCATCCACCGACATCACCTTAATTCCATTCTGGTCAAACTCCAAATTCGCCTCAGTTAGAATCTCTTTGAGTGCTTCAATGAGTGTGCGGAAGGCGCCAGCTTGAACTGTGCGGATTTCAAAGAGGTTTCCGTTCGCGTTGGCTTTGGCTGTGCTCATCTAATGGCCGGAGTTACTCGCGCTTTAAGCAAATAGCCGCGTATTATTCTTATTTCTTTTTTTGAAAGTCCTTCTTTTCCTGCTTTTTTTCCAAAGGGTGTAAGCTTGTCTTGCAACAGCAGGAAGTAATATAGCTGCATTTCGTATTCCTTCATAGACTGAGGGATAGTAGCCACCTTTTTGGCTTTTGCTTTTGCTTTTGCTTTTGAGTTTTCGAGTCCTGTTATATTTACTTCTGACCATTTACTAGATGGCGAGAGGAAAAACCCGCCGTTTACCGAAGAACAAGGGCGCACAACATCAAGATATTCAACACCACCACTTATTACTGCGGTGCGAACTCGGCTCTTGCCCTTCCAAGGATGAAAAAGACAAAGCGACCAAAATGATCCAAGATATTGTACGCGACATTGACATGAAACTTTTAGCCACTCCTCATGTGTACTACGTTGAGACTCCCCGATACAACGAAGGACTTACGGCCATTGCACCCATTGAAACGAGCCACATTGCCTTCCATTTCTGGAATCGTCCTGATCCAAAGATTCTGCATAGCCCACATGCCAAAGCGCTCTTACAATTTGATGTATACACTTGTGGGACACTGAAAATTCCGCAAGTAAAACGCATTCTTCACCATTTAACACAGTTCTCGCCCTACCATGTAAACATTACATTGTTAAATCGTAATTGGGGACTTACCATTGATAGACACTTGAAATGGGATTCTGCCGATGGCGCCACATGGAATGAATGGCTAGAATCTGAGAGATTTAATAAGTATTAGACATGAATATCTAAAGAACTTGGTTGTATATCATTCTAGTTCAAATCAAATGCATATGGGATTTGGTCAAATGTTCAAAGAATCCGAAATTCCCTTTCACACATTTTCAAGCAATGACCTTATTAGTCATAAGGTTTCTGAGGATACGTGGGTTGCTGTGTTAAAGGAGAGTGTGCGGGTTTTATTTAAGGAAGGAGCCGGCGCTCAGCCGATTAGTATAAATACTATGAATTCTACGCATTATTCATATATTGAATATTTTATGAATGCTGTAACGAAAGATAAACTAAATATAAAGCTTCGCCCCGATTGGATTCTTTATAAAGACTAAGAGTAGAATGGACTTCTTTACGAATAAGGTTGGGAAAAACGTGAATTTTCCTGGAAGGGGTAAGACGATGAAGAAGGTAAACAATGCCTCGCTCAAACAGTCCATGTTTGAAAGAATGTTTCCTTCAGAGAAAGCTTCTCGTGGCGTAAACAATACAAACACTACGAAAGAATTGACGCAAATGAATGAAAAGAATACATCGCGTCCCTCTTCTCCCGAAGAATTGTCAGTATCTCCTTCTGAAAATGTTCGCAACCTGCAATCAACGCCGAAGCCCATAGGAGGTAAGCGTAGAGCTAAAAAGCGTAGAGCTACTAAGCGCAGAAGCAGCCGCAAAGTACGTAAGACACGTAGAGCTTGAAAGGTATAAACGAAAAAGTAATACTATATGACAAATGCGTATAGCATTACTTTTGTACGGAAGATTAAAATATTGTAAAGAATTGCATAATCACATCATAGATATAATAGGTAATTCACATACTATTGATATTTTTCACGCAAGTGACTACGAAAATCCTCAAACCGTTTCTGAATTCGTAGAATTATACAAACCTGTAAAACATATACACGAAAGAATAATACATGCGAATCAAATGGCTATCTACCCTGGACGCATCGACAATGATAATTATAGAGTATATGATATGGGATGTCATTTTATTAATAAATTGAGGGTATTTACCTTACTTGAAGAGCATATAAATGAGACGAATGCTCAATATGATATAGTTATGTGTACAAGAATTAATTTATTATATGACGGTAAGTTCTGTTTTTCCGAGCCTCTGCAAGAAAATACCATATATATACCCTCTAACTTTGACTATCATGGAGGATTAAATGACCGCATGGCATTTGGTACATTTGATGTTATGAAAAAATATTGTAGTATATATAAATATTCGGTATTTATATTAGAAAATAAGTTATCTATATTGCACCCTGAAAATATAAATCGTGCAAATGTTCAGTATCATGGACTATATATAGAAAGATTCGATTTGCACACAGTTCTTGTTACATAGGTCTAAAACGAAAAAGTATTCTTATTTACAAATGCATATAGCCTTACTTTTATACGGAAGAATTGGAAAGTTCAAGGAAACTTACGAGAATATGTTACATGCAATTGGGGCAGGTCACGCAGTTGATATATTTTGTTCTAGTGATTATGAGCCTGAAAATCGTATTCGTGAATTCAAAGAACTCTACAAACCTGTAAAATCAGTTCATGAACGAATTATTAATGCTAATAATCTTTCCGCTTATCCTGGCCGTTTATCTGATACGGATAATAATCGGCTTTTCAACTTAGAATGCCAAATGATTAATAAGATGCGAGTCTGTATGTTATTGGAAGAACATTTACGTGAATGTGAAGTAACATATGACTTAGTTTTATGTACAAGAATTGATATACTCTATAAATATCCCTTTCAATTCGACAGCATACCTTGCATAGATATGACAGTTCCTCCCAGTCCTTCTGCAATAACTCATAGACCCTTCGAGAAAGACAGAATTTACGTCCCTATCGACTATGATTATTCAGAAGGGCTCAATGATAATATGGCTTTTGGCTCTCTAGATATTATGAAAAAGTACTGCTATATTTATAAAAATGTCTTGCATCTATTGGCTGAAAAATTATCGATTCCTCATTCCGAGAAACTGAACTTGGCGAATCTTCGCTTTCAAAATGTACCTATTGAAAGATTCTTTATAACTTATTCAATTGTACGTTGAAGCTGAATTTTAAAAATTGATTCAAGGGTGGAGCCTTGCTTTCAAGTCCCAAGTCCAACATCTCGAAAATGGCCGAGACGTACAAGAAGCTTTCGCATCGCGAACACATTCTTGAACTGCCTGATACCTACGTAGGTAGCGTAGAGACACATGAAGAATGGCGCTGGGTTCTTGATGCCGAATCAGGGAAGATGGTACACCGCAAGGTGCCTTTCAATCCTGGCTTTTACAAACTCTTCGATGAACTGGTGGTAAATGCGCGTGATGCTCGTGTTCGCAGTCTTACAACGGCTGGAGCAACCCCTGTAAAACATATCGCTGTAAAAGTGGAAACTTCAGAGTCAGGTGTACTGTCCATAAGTGTTGAGAATGATGGTGACGGTATCCCTATTGCCCAACACCCTGAACACAAGATTTGGGTGCCTGAAATGATTTTCGGACATCTTCTCACCAGTGGAAACTATAACAAAGAGGAGGAGAAGACTGTAGGCGGTAAGAATGGATATGGCGCAAAGCTGGTAAATGTATTCTCACACGAGTTCAAGCTGGAAGTGCGCACCCCTGCAGCCGGTCAGAAGTATACGCAAGTGTGGCATGACCACATGTCTGTGTGTGAAAAGCCATCAATTCGTAAAGATACTGGAAAGGGTTTTGTGCGTATTACGTATACTCCTGATCTTACGCGATTCCTTGGACTTGTGCAAGAGGAGATGATGGCCGTTCTGCGCACTCGTACTTGGGAACTTGCTGCGCTCTGTGGCAAGGATGTGAAGGTCACTTGGCAGGGTGAGACAGTAGCCACAAACACTTTTGAAAAGTTCGTGCGCCTCTTCTTGCGCACTGAGACGGGCGGTAGTGTTCTCGAAGTCTGCGGTCCTCGTTGGGAAGTCGCCTGTATTCTATCGCGTTCGCTGTATGACGAAGAGAGTGTAGGAGGCAGCGGAGCAGATGAGACTGGACGTTCTATCAGTTTTGTCAACGGTATTAACACTCGCAAGGGTGGAAAACACGTAGATGCAGTAGTGCGGTCTGTACTCGGCGATTTCTGCGAGGCAGCGGCAAAGAAGAAAGTGCCTGTAAAACCTGGACAGATTCGCGACTGCGTAGTCTTCTTCGTAAATTCAACAATTGTCAACCCTTCCTTTGACTCTCAGACCAAGGAAACGTTGACCACACCTGCAAATAAGTTTGGCAGCCAGTTCAAGACAGATGGCAAACTTGTGGACGGGCTCATGAAACTCGGACTTCTGGAAGATGCCCAAGCGGCTTTGGAGGCCAAGTCCGCAAAGGATGCAAAGAAAACCGATGGTACAAAGCGCAAGACTCTGCGCGGATTTCCTAAGCTGGAAGATGCTCTGTGGGCAGGTGCAGCGCGTTCTGGAGAGTGCACCCTCATTCTCACGGAGGGAGACTCAGCTGCAACTTCGGCCATTACTGGACTGAACGTGGTAGGCCGTGAGCGTTTTGGTGTCTTTCCCCTACGAGGCAAACTTCTCAACGTGAAGGACATCTCTCAAGAAAAGTTTAATAAGAATGAAGAACTCACGGCGATTAAGGCCATTTTGGGTCTTCGTCAAGGCCAGAAGTACAAGGACAAGACCTCACTGCGTTATGGTCGTGTAATGGTTATGGCGGATCAAGACCATGATGGCTCCCACATCAAGGGTCTTCTCATGAATCTCTTTCACACCGAATGGCCTGAACTCATGAAGATGGGCTTTCTCTGCTCACTGGCTACGCCGTTGCTCAAAGCGTCTCGCCGCGGTGATGTCCTAAGTTTCTATAGTATGGGTGAGTATGATAGGTGGATTTCGGCTCCTGCACAGGGAGGCAGCAGCCACGGCTGGACAATCAAGTATTACAAGGGTCTGGGCACGAGTACAAAGCAAGAAGCTCGTGAATGGTTTGAGCGTCTGGCCGAAATTTACTATGACTGGGATGAACATACAGATAATTCTTTGTCTCTGGCCTTTCACAAGAAGAGGTCAGATGACCGCAAGGAATGGCTAGCGGGTTACGATGCCAAGCGCATCCTAGATATTGGGGCTGGGGGTCGTGTTCCTTACACGCGGTTCATCAATGACGAGCTCATTCATTTCAGCAATGCGGACAACCTTCGTTCTCTACCGCATATCATGGATGGCCTCAAGCCTTCACAGCGCAAGATTCTCTTTGGCTGTTTCAAGCGTGGTCTTCGCGCTGAAGTGAAGGTCGCCCAGTTGGCAGGTTATGTCTCAGAACATGCAGCCTACCATCACGGTGAGGCCAGTCTGTGCGGCACCATCGTAGGAATGGCACAGAACTTTGTAGGAAGTAATAATGTAAACCTACTCGTACCGAATGGACAGTTCGGCTCTCGTCTGATGGGTGGAAAAGATTCTGCTTCTCCTCGATACATCTTTACCTATCTGGAGCCCATTACGGACAAAATCTTTCGCAAGGAAGATGCAGGGATTCTGAAGCACTTGGATGATGATGGAATGGTAATTGAGCCTGAGTATTATCTGCCGTGTGTTCCTGTCCTCCTCATCAACGGTTGTGTAGGGATTGGTACAGGGTTTAGCACGGATATTCCTCCGTATAATCCTACTGACCTTGTACGTGTGCTGCGCGAACGTATTTCAGGGCGTCTCAGTAGTTTGCGCGGAGTCACTCTGAAGCCCTGGTGGCAAGGATTCAAGGGTGAAGTGACTGAGTCTGAAACGGGAGGAGGTAGCTGGATTACGCACGGTATTGCAAAGTTCGACGATGATAAGAATACAATTACCATTACAGAGCTCCCTGTGGGAGTATGGACGAAGGACTACAAGGGATTTCTGGATGAAATTGCGTCTGTGCAACCTTGTGGTTCAGGTCAGAAGGTTCCTAAGGCAATGGAATATGCTTACACGGATGATGGAAAGCCTGTGTTAAAGGGATTTGATGACTTGTACACCGACGAGGAAGTGAAGTTCGTCCTGTACTTTGACGAGGATACGTATGAAGATATGAAGGCGCATCCTGGAGACTTTGAGAAGCGGTTTCGGCTCACTTCAACGTGGCGGACTACGAATATGGTCGCCTTTGACGTGGGGTCAAAGATTCAGCGGTATGAGACTGTGGGTCAGATTCTGGAAGGGTTTTATGAGCCTCGTTTGGCATTCTATGAGAAGCGGCGTTTGTCCGAGATGGAACGTCTAGAGGCTGATGCTGTAGTTGCGGATGCAAAGGCAAGGTTCATTCGCGCTGTACTTGAAGGTAGTCTAGATCTGAGACGCAAGTCGGATGAGGAAATTGTGACGGCAATGCGGAAGCATGAGCTGCCCGTGTCAGCGGATGCAAAAGGAAAGGCAGAAGGCATCGATGGCTGGGACTATCTCCTGCGTCTGCGCATGGATCGCGTGAAGGCGACGGCAGTAGCTGATGCTGAAGAGGCAGTGCTCGTAGCACGTAAGGCAGTGGCAGACCTACGGGAGACTACTGCAGGAAAACTCTGGCTCAAGGACTTGGTAGACTTTGAGGCAGCTTTGGAAATTCAGGCAAAGGCTCGTACGGAGGCGGCGTCGTGTACAGCAAAGCCGAAGAAGTATGTAAAGAAGACAGGAGCGAAGTAATTTATAGATATATGAAATGGTCTTGAGTATTGTGAAAATTATTAACCACCTCTAACACAATATTTTTGTCCTTATTATAATTATGAGGTATCTGTTCGTTATAAAATACTAAAAACTTATACTTATGCACAAGGATATTAAAAATACTCTGGTCTACGGTATGGTGGTATGTGACTAGCGGAAAAGGAAGTTCATCATCCTTGTACATACACCAGTATAACCATTCATTAATAAAATGCGTATTCAATTCCGTTTTTTTAAACAATACCCATGCTGCTAAAATATGCATGGTATTCAATATTTCATTATCAGTTTTCTTAATTTCAGGAAAGACCTTTTTCCAGATTCGTAAATCACTACAACAACCATAACTTTCATTGACAACATTATTAGCTACACTACCCGCTATACACCCTTTTTCAAAACAGATATCGCATAATTTATCAATATTCTGAGTAAATCCTGATACAAAATATTGCGAACTGTCGACATAATATAAGATATCATTATCTTGCATAAATTGGTAGACTTCCCAAATACAAAATACTTTATACATACAATAATAACCGTCTCTTCTTCCTAGTCTATCCATTAATGGAAAATCTTTAATGAATGGAAACCACGCAGAATTCTTTATTCTTTCAAGATTATAATCATGAATAATTACATTTTTAGAAGTAAATTTTGATATTGATTCAATAGTTAGTCGTTTTGTTGTATCATATGGTTCACCATTTGAATATAATACAATATGAACACTCATTTAGATTATAAAAGATTCTTTTATAATCTATTTAGACCTGGTGTACTTATAAAATCATTGTAGGAATATTTCTACTATAAATTGTGACTATTTTTACATAAACGGGTTCAAAGGTTTGCTGCGTGTACCGGCACGGCTGAGATGTACCGGCTGCGCCATAGGTACCGGCAAAGTATCGATGTCTTTCAAATAATATACGTAGTGGTCTACGGCAGAGAGAATATGGGGTACACACCACTCTACGACACGACCATTTAACTCTTCAATCTGCCCTTGGATATTATTCGGCTGGTTCTTTGCATACTGGTAAAAAAGTCCACGCATAATCATTTTCAATTCGTCTACCGACTGGTCGTCGATTACATAGCCCTTAGGCTGGCTACGTTCATAGACATTACGGCGTATCGTTGTTTGTATACGATTCAAGTTCTCTTTTGAAAAAAATGTGGTACTGAGCGCGTTCTGTTCCCAGTTTCCACGAAGCATATCATTTTGAAATTGTACTTCGGAGGAGGTTTGGTAGCCGAATCCAGGAAAGGCACCGGCTTGCGTATTTGGAGCATTTAAAGCGGTTCCTTCTCCACCGGCAGACGGCGGGGCGAACAAATTTACACGACCGTTGTTCATTTCTACAATTCTTCCCATAATATTTTCTCAAGAAAGGGTATAAGAAATGTCGTACCTCAATGCAACTCATGCTGGCAAAGGATACGAGCAGAGCGGCGGTGGTTATTTCTATGTAGTAGATGCGAACTTACCCCCTAAGCTGCTGGTGTGGGGCACGGCTAACTTGCCTGCTGGCTCTGGTGGCGCGTGGACGGTAGGCAGCTTCACGGCTGCCCAGAACATTTCGGGTGCTCTGCCTGGCCAGACCTCGTCGCTGTTCTCCCAAGGTCGCGTAGTGCGTGACATGGGCAAGTCGCTGGTGTCGGCCGGCCGCACGTTCCGCAAGATCAAGGGCATGGTGCCTAACGCTTCAGGCACAGGCGGTGTGAATGCGTATGGTGTGTACAACACGGATGGCGGCGTCGGCGCTGGAGTAGTGAACGGCGTAGACACGGGCTACCTGACGTTCTTCGTGGAGACGACTCGCGATGGCGATGTGCAGGCGAGCGGCGGCGCTCTGGGTGGCGCCGGCACTGGCCCCGCTGGCCTGGTACGCTTCATGTAAATTGTATAAGCGTGAATATTTTAACATTCAAATATCTCAGACTTCGAAAGTCTTGATATTTAAATTTTCATCAGATTACATAGAAATGAGCTCCGCTGTGAATTATATAACTTTGGGAATGCTAACAGTCGACAGTAAAAAGAAATATACTGTGCACTGGGCACTAATTATATACTATGCAATTGCCATTATGACCATGATATCTGTGGGTAATTGGTTTTTTTCATTAGGACAACCCATAGCTGGAGGCTTGAGTCTAGTCTTATTATTTGTCATATACGTGTTTTTTGCTCTTCGTTGGTTTATTAACCAGCCTTCTTCTACGCCGAAAACAACTACCGATTCTTGTGGAAATACAAGCACATCCTCTCAGAATAGCGCTTCTTCATTTCCTCCGATTGTAAACATGTGCCCGGATTTCATGGTAGTATGGACAGACCCGGACACACGTAATGTATATTGCTATGATGACAAGAATACCTATAACATGAAATCTTACAATAATGCGGGACTCACTACAGGACTAACCATCAATAATGTCACTGGACAATCAGCGTACTTAATTAAGAATCCTAGCCAAAATACGGGAGCTACTTCATTATCCACCGACTCTGGAAATACGCGCTGGCCTTTCTTAGGGCTACTAACAACCAATCTTGCCACTATGACAAACGACCCCTTTGGAAAGTACTTACGCTGGGAAGGTGTATGGGATGGGTCTACCCTCACAGCAGCGAATGCACCTCTCCCTTAGGAGGTCTAAGCTTTTTGAACTCTACAGAATAAGAATGGCAGTTTGCCTACATCCAACCATTGAAAACGCTATTCTTCAATGGTTTGATAATCGCACTACCCCCGCAGTATTCTTAGTGGGTCCTCCAGGAGTTGGAAAGACAACCTTGGCCTATCGTGTAATGCAACAAAGAAGTATGCGCGTGAGTGAATTCAATGCATCCCATACACGTTCTGGAGCATGTTTCCGCAAGATTATCCTACCCCTATTACAACGTGGTGGAGTCATTAACATGATGGAAAAAGGAAAGCAAGGAGGCTTAGGAGTTATCTTAGATGAGATTGATGGTTTGAGCAGTGGTGAAAAAGGAGGGTTGCAAAGTCTGCTGGCCTACTTGCGTGAATGGAAACCGGCGAATCCAGGCATTCCTGTAATCTTTATCAGTAATACTATTCATCAACGCATCTTGCAAATGATTTCGCGCTACTGTATGACATTCAAGGTGGGTATGGCGGATGAGGGTCAGATTGCTTCCTTGATTGGTAGTCAAGTGCCGCAACAATGGAAGAAACATGCAGGTGGAGACTTGCGACCCTTGTTACGCGGAGAATATAAGAATTCTTCGGGCGACCTTGTGGAAGAAGAACAACATATGGAAATTCCTGATGGAGTCGTACCTCTTGCAAAATGGTGTTTGTACTCAGAAATGGATCCGTTCTTAACTCTGGAAATGGAGAATAATGATAGTAACTTGGCGGGACTAGTGATTGCCGAGAATTTGCCCGATCGCCTAGAAGGTGTAAAAGGGGATACGCGCGAAGCTTGGGACTTGTATTTGAAATTGTTTCGGTGTATCCAGGAATCTGATTATGCAGACTACTGGGCATTCTTTTATCAGACTTGGCGTTTACTAGCTTTGAGTCAAGATGTGAAGTTAAATACTATTAACTTGTTTTTGAGCCAGGAGGTTCCTTGGCAGAAAGAAGAGCCACCTTTGAGTACTATACGGTATACGCCTGTTCTAACAAAGCAATCCGCGCTGTTCAATGCATGGAAGTTGCTCTGTGAAATTGCCGATTCGCAAGGAATTTCTATTCGCTTGACGCCCTTGGCACTGATGATGATGGCGAATGTGGAGGCTGCGAATGGAACAGGAGGAAAGAAACAGGATAAGAAGAAGAAAGTGGATAGTATGATTTTAATGCCTCCTTTTGTTCAGACTACTGAGTCGACGGTGTAGGAGGACATCTTTTCCACCAGCGCTTGGCTGTTTTTGAACGTTGCTTTGTCTTTCTTACAATATTCGAGTCGGTCGTATGGTAAGTTTTGCCACATGTTAATAAACTATGTACACGAGCATAACCCCATTGTTGTTGGGTAGCTCCAGGCCGGTGACCTGTACGCCATGCCGCCATACCACGATTGTAAGATTCTTGCAAGGCATTTAATGGAACACCTGTAGCCTTGGACTTTTGCTCAAGGCTCTTTGCATTCGGAAATAAACGCTGGAATTTACGCGTGTAATTGGATGTCTTTGTTTTTCTGCCTATATCGGTCTTGAATCCAATATATGCAGAAGGGTCTTTCGTGGATTTTTCACCAAAGCGTTTGATTTCGCGCTTTCTGGTTTCCTTATTTTTCTTGGATAACCCTGTAAAGTATTTTGCAGGGGTATACATTGTTATATACATAGATTTAAATTCTCCATATTCTTGAACAGTCTAGTAAGTTTACGCGTTTCTATTCATGATGGTGTAATAATTTTATAAAATGTAAGGGTTGTGTACGTCCTAGACGGTAGGCACGACCAAGTATCTGTTTTTCTTCTTCAACTCCCATTTTGTGTAAAAGGATGAGATGTGTGGCTGAAGGAATATTCAATCCTGCCGCAGAGGTTTGACTGTTCATCAAGAGGATTCGGATATTCCCCTTTTCAAACTCGGCAAGAGTCTTTGCGATACTGTCTTTATTTCCTTGCAGGGTGTGAGAGGGATAGTTATTGGAAATTTGTTCATGAATACTTTGCAGGGGAGAATCGAACCGACTGAAAATCAGAAAACGTCCTTCAGGATTTTCTTCTAAAATTTGTATTAAGGCTTCCATCTTTTGCGGAATCGGCGGAGATGGACTTGTGGTGAGTTGTCCTGACGGATTTCCAAGATTCTTGAGTTGACTTGGATGTATAGATTCGCGACATAGAGGACATTGAACACGGTGCATAAGCCAGTGTAAGATGCAGTCTCCACAAAAGAGTTTTGCACAACACGGGGTTACAATAGAATTCGAAGGTGTGTCAAAGCATATAGCACATAGAGACGGCGAAGCATCCATAATTCTTTGACGAATTCCTTGAATTTGTTGTTCAAGTTCTGTAATCTTTTTCTGTAATTTATTCAAGGCAAGTTCTTTTGCTTGCTCAGAAACATATGTTTCTTCTCTATTAAATTCCAAACGTCGCTTAAGACGCTGCAACTCTCGGTCGCGAAACTCTGTCACTGCTTCCACAATTGTTTGATGACTATGCGTAGAAATCCCGAGACTCTGGAAAGCCCCTTGAATATCTCCTGCATGGAGTAGGGTTTCGGTCTGTGGAGGAATCGCCGACTGCAGAATTTCATAAGAAGGCGGAGTCTGGCAACGTATAACCTGTTGATGAAGTTCTGGAAGTTGTATGGAAAAATCGAGGAAGTCTTGAGATGAACGTACAACCAAGTGACCACGCAAAGGATGCTGACTTCGTAATTGATCTTGAAAGAATGGAAACGATTGTACTTTGTAAAACGTTACATTTGGATGATTCGTGATTAATGCTTGTAGAGATTCTTGGATTTCTGGTGACAAAGATTCAAGAAAATCATTGGATAATAGTCGTAATAAATAGGAATGGCAGCTTGAATTTGCAAATAATATATTTTTATACGTTGCTGATATATACCATGTCATATATGCTTTCGGAAAAGGACAGGTGGAAGGTATTTTAATACTGTCAGCTTCATCATAGAATACGCGTCTCCATGTAGGAGTGATGTCACGTACACGGAATGAATTCATGAGAGTTGGAAAGAGTGTGTTACTTACTAAAGTTATGTGTGAAATTCGCATACTTGTTAAAAAGGTGTCTTTATCGAGGTCGCGTTGCGTTTTTAAGAAGTGTGTACGAAGAGTCGTCTGTGTTGTAATCGTATCTTGCCACTGTCTATAAATTGTATGCGGGACTACAATAAGAGAATCAAATACGGTATCATCAAATCTTTGTATAGTGGGAGATATAGAAAAGCAAGAAGAAATACTATCTGTCTGCAAATTGCTCAAAGGAACTTGATTCAGTTTTAGAGGATGCGTGGCCATCTGGCTCACATGACCGAGAACCATGAGAGTCTTGCCTACCCCTACACTATCACCGAGCAGTGCAAACTTGCTAAATAAGGTCTCCTCTTGTATCTTGTATCCAATTTGCAGTGAAAGTTCTTTTTCTCGCATAGCATCCAAAGAAGCAAGTTGGTGTATTCGTAATGGAGGTGTAACATGGGGTGGTTGCGCAGCTATGGGAGATTCTGACGTAAGAGCATTTGCAAATGTTTGTTCATACACTTCTAAATGCTTTTTTATTGAACGTAGCCCATTCATTTTTGAAGTCTCTCTAAGAGAAAAATACGTGGGTTGTTTATGCAGTGCTATAAAAGGTTCGAAGAGAAGAGGATTTAATAAATGCATTGATTTTCATGGATGTCTCTTTTACAAAGGGGTTTGTACCATCGCGTAACTTTGTCTTGTCAAAGGTATTTTCACTGTGGCTTATTACCAGCATAACTTTAAAGGGGTCAAGTTGAATCATAGGATGCTTATAATTCTCTAGAAATGACTTTTCTTCTGCAAAACTGACGGTTTCGTCGTACACGTGTTTCTCAGCATAGGAACGCCGCCAAGCCATTGTTCCATTCGTTGCGTGATTCTTACTAAAGGGACCCATCTTATAAATTTTCTTAATATCTGTGTAATACATATAGATTTCTGAACTACCTGCGAGTTCAACTGTAGGAGGAGCCCTTATAAATTGTTGGACGACATGAGAAACCCTCTCAGGAGAATAAAAATCGTCGTCGTCCATAGCAATAATAATATCACCCCTTGACTCCTTATTCAAGATATTCCGTTTGGCTCCAATCAAAAGCTTTTGTTCATGGCGAATATACCGAAGATTAGGAATTTTCTTTGCAGCCTCGTCAAACACATCTTTTACAGAGTCTGTACCGTCATCTAAAATTATCCATTCCATCTTTTGTTTCGGATAGGTTTGCGAGATATAACATTCAATCAAAGAAGGTAGAAACTTTCTACGATTGAATGTAGGAGTAATTACTGAAACGAAGGGCTGCATCTGCATCTGCATTTTATATGTTAGTTTAGGTTTATACCCTTTGAACTAGTAATGTTGGTAGAATTGATTTCTGTAAAACAGCTAAGCGATCTGCATTTTCATTATTTCGCATCGTCTGTATCCATCCACGTATTCCAGGAGTGTCGGCGTATCCATAGACACGTTTATCAAATGTAAGAGGCTCTGAAGGATCATATGGTTTTATAGGAAATATCGATTCAAAATGCGGACCATCCGTCTTTGGCCAAATCCAGTGTGAAATTTCACGATATGTGTAATAGGGGAGTAATATGGGGGCAAATATAAATGTGTAGACAAAGGCCAGAATACGATACGACAGAGGTTTGTAGAGAAGATCATTCGCTGCGAAAGCAGCAAATCGTAGAGCTAGACAGATATATAGGATAGTTCCAATATAGGCAAATGCATATTTTGCAGCAGAACTTATATCATCTTCCCAAGTTCTTGGCTTTTGCGTACCTGTTGTTAAAGGGGTTTCTGTAGGCGCGATTGATTGTTGAAGGTCAGATACATCTAAGGAGGCAGTAGCTCCAGATAAGTCTACTGACGGCACAGGAGACCCCGATAGGTCAACAAATCCCTCTGCTGCCGTTAACTTGTTGAGGATAGCCTGGGCTTTCTCAGGAGGAAGTGCAGCAAGAGCTGTTTTCAAATTTGTTTGTAAGTCTTTATTCAGCCCTTCAAGCTTTTCTACATATAAAGTCTTTCTTGTATTGACTTGTTGTACAGTGAGTTCAAGATTTGCATTCCACCAAGCGATTTCTGATTCTAAAAAGGTTTTTAGAGCACGGATTTGCCAATATGAAAGCCCAGCTTCCGTACAAACAACCGACTCTTTTTGAAAAATATCATAGCGTTTTAAAACTGCTTGCCGTACTTGTGCACGGAGAGGGGCAGCTTTGGCAAGTTCATCGTCACTCGGCTTTGTTGTAGTTATATAGGAAAAAACAGACATCGCCTTCTGATGTTGTAAAAGGTAAGAAATTCTATACTATTTACTAGAGATGAAGGACTGGGTTGTCGTTATTCCTTCGTATAACCGAGTAGACACTTTAAAAGAAAAAACTCTGAAAGTTCTTCAAGAATATAAGATTCCTTCTTCAAAAATCTATGTGTTTGTTGCAAATGAGGAACAAAAAGAATTATATGAAACGGGTTTGGAAAAGGGTTCGGTGGGGCATATTGTGGTAGGTGTAAAAGGGTTACCCGAGGTGCGTAATTTCATCTTTGATTACTTCCCCAAAGGGCAACCGATTATATCATTCGACGATGACGTTCGTGGTTTCATTGAATATGATGTAAAGGCGAAACGTCATGAACGGAAGTTAAGAGACTTGGCAGGAATGTTTGATCGTGGATTTGCAGAAACGAAGAATGCGGGAGGGCGTTTTTGGGGAGTTTATCCTTCTGCGAATGGGTATTTTATGAAACCTACAGTAACTACTGACTTGCGTTTCATCATTGGAAGTTTCTGGGGTTGTTTCAATCCTAAGGGAGAAGTACGAATTGATATTGGAAATGGCGAAAAGGAAGACTATCAACGTACCATACAGTTTTGGGAAAAGGATGGAGTGATTGTACGACTGAATTTTGTAGCAGTGCAAACGGCAACGTACGCCACTCCTGGGGGGTTACAAGAAGGAAATCGGTTAGCAAGAGAGCGAAAGACAGTAAAATCAATGCTAAAACGATGGCCGCAGTATATTAAGATGAATCCTAGAAGGAAATCTGGATATCCTGAAATTCGGCTCTACACACAGAAGGTAAAGAAGACTAGAGAGTCTAGCGACTAAAGAGTCTAGCGACTAAAGAGCATACTTCACGTCACCCATTCCTGATTCCACGATAAAGAAGTTTATATTTTCAACATAGAAGTTTATGCTGTAAATATAGGAAGAGTTCGGAGGAAGAGGATAGACCTGCAAGTCAACCTGGAGTCTGCGAATACGGCTACTATTAATCGAACCCGCGGGTTGAGGGGTCGGACTATGCAATTCGAAAGAATAGATAGGGAGTCTGCGATTTGCACCACCATCCAAGTACTTCCACGGTGTCAAGTTTGTGTAAAAGGCTGTTGGTTTCAGTTCCTGAATCTCATTTCCATCTGCCAAGATTCGTAGGGCTTGGAGAATATCAATCTGCCCAGAGGGAACTAGAAGTCCTGTCGCACTTTCCATTTCTATGAAACTACTGTTTACATATGGAGTAGTAGGAATTTTTGGACGTTGCGGCCAATTCCACCAATTCGTAAAATTATATGCATTATTGCGATACATGAGAACATCAGAACGGCGAGGAATTGTAATAATACGTGTAATCGGATTATGTATATCCAAGTATAGTAGACTATTGTTAATCACTTCTGGAAAACTCACTAAGGTCACTTGGCGTGTAAGATACATCAAAGGTGTACTGGCAAATAAGTTTCGTTCTTTTTCAGGTAAAAACACATAGGTTGTATGCAGAGTGGGACTACACGCCCAAGTATTAAGAGGAGGTATGGTGTAATTTATGTCCGTAAAATAGTTGCGTATTTGCTGAGAATCATCATTAGTACTTACAAGATTTGGTATATTACTCTGAATACTGCTTAGTGATGACATAACACGAAAGCCAGGAGCCATACGATATCCAGAAAGGTCCATAACTGTATATAATTGCTTTGATGGTGTCAAATTGATAGTGACATCAATAGTATAGTATTGTAGACCTATGAGAGGTAGTGCTTGACCTTCTTCAGTGAACCAGAAAGGTAGAGGAACATAAATTGTGGAAGCAGGAATAGAAGGTGTATTATTTTGAGCAGTGTCGGATGTTGAAGTATCCCTAAACACCGTAGGATATTCTCCACCTGTTGCTGTCGGGTTTCCATATAGTCCATTTGCAGGATCGTAGAGTTCAGGAACATCACCAACAAGTTGTTGCCATTTCTCAAACTTGTCCTTCGGAAAATCAATCATAGCCTTGCTCATCAAATATTCTCCCGTGAATTCTTGAATCTTATTCGGACCCGAAGTAATGTAGACCGATTGTATAGCTGCTGCACCCAGATAACGAACCCACTGAAATTGCTGCTGTGTTGTAGGACCCGTTTCTGAACAATTTGTTCGCTGCCACTTGCTATAAATGGCGGGAATGTTAAAGGAGAAGTACATATCGGATAATAAGTCTCCAACACGGTCAACACGAGCTCTCAATTGGACAGTTTGGTCGTAGGGATAATCGGTAGGACCATCCATAAGTTTCGTGGTTGTTTCAAGGGAAAAGTGTGTATACTTCTTAAATGTTTTGTAAAAATAGGTCATATCGGGGTTGCCCGATAAGATCACATTTTGTGCGCCATAGGCTACTAAACTTACTAGCCCACCCCCAGGCATTCTTCTGATTGCTTGGATTAGGTCTTAGGCCTTTTTAGCCTCTTTGCTGTGTCCACCAACTGTCAATTAAATAGGGGGGTCTGTCCAATGCATTTGCATTTGTTGAGCAAGTCTTTGAGCTCGGTCCCATGTTTAACATGGCCTGGATTTCAGAATACGTTACCGCATAAGAGAAATAGTACAGATTGCTTATAAATCCAGCGAATGTTCCACTTACCGTCATATTTTCACCAGGAGGGATACCCATGTTTGACGTCGTAGGATTGTTTTGCGTATTGTCGAAGAGTGTAAAAGGTGTTCTTACGGTAGGGAATACCGTCAGAGTCTCATAATTCTGGTAAGGCAGGGTACCATTAAATGTTGTCTTCTTCGCCAGATTTCCATTAATGTAGACTTCAAGAGAGTTGTTACGTAGAACAATGGCCAAATGGAACCACTTGTTAAAAGGGATTTGTTCTACATCTGTAACATTGAACCAAGAATCATAGGTGTTCATGACCACGCGCAGAGTAGGTGAGTTATTCTTAGCATTGCTGCCACTTACAAAGACACCAGGTCCTAGGAGAGGCGAGGGTCCCGTTTCATATCCTTTATAGAATATCGTCTTCCATCCATCGGAGCCATCGTCCGTATTGGAGTTTATGTAGATGAACGATGTATAAGAAAACTCAATGCCGGTCAATTGATTCTCGGAATACGGTAAAATCACGGTATTGGAAGGATTTGACGGGTCTTGGCGAAACATCTGAGGATTACCGGAAGGACATGTGCTGTCAAGAATAGCTACACGCGCCCCCTTGAAAGCATACCATGCCTTGTACATTTGTTCGACCATCATGTATATAAAGAAAATCACAAATGCGATGATGATTGCCATAAGTATTTGAGGAAACACTCCAGAACTGCTAGAGTCCATTCTACCAGGTAAGCGCAAAAATCAAGAATCTTTGATTCTTTGATGTTTGAACTATAAGATTCCTCCTCTTAGCTGCTCCCCTGTTTGCAAGCATTGCAAGGATTTAGTTGATTGGCAACGGAAGGATTCAAGTTGATATTCACACTAAAGATGTTCGTCAACCAGCCCCAGATGCTGAAAGGTCCTGCGGGTCCATCCTGGTACGTCTTATATACCGCATCAGGAGATAGTGCATAATTATAGTAGTTTCCATTTGCAAAGTAACCCTTCAGATTTCCACCATTATTCAAGCCAAAGTAGGCAGTTCCTGAGCCGCTCTTCGAACCTAGTGAGAACCCGCTAGAATATACGCAAGAACGTGCTAACTTACCATCAATATATACGTCGAGTGTTCTGCTATTCGCTACCACCGTGATTAATACCCAACGCTGGAACTCAATACCATTGATGATATCGCAACGGTCATTGCTAGTAAAGGTCGTTCCAGCATTGTAGTTGCTAATCAAGGATGTTAGAGGATAGCTACTTCCATTTTGCGCCGTCAGAGAATTATTAATCTGTTGGGTCGGGTCTGTCGTACTCTGGCGGACAACCAGAGTTGCGTTTACTGGATTCAGACCCACGTAGATGAGCGTATTTCCAGGGTTCGTTGTAGAAAAGCGGTTATTACTGATTTCCATTAAATGCGCTAATTGTGCACTGCCTCCAGGGGCAAGGAACCCCTTCGTATCCGTGACGTACACCCAGAAACTGGCAGAATATTGCCCATTATCATTGACTCCAGTAAGCTCCGTAGAAGAGACTACCGAATATCCTGAAGCTGAATCCATAACTGTGGCAGTCATAGACGGGGAGCCTGATAAGATAGGAACGGTAGATGAATTTGACTGGCTGTTAAATAGCCATTGGTACGTATATATCAAGACCACAATCGCAAGAAGAACTACTAGCAAACTTAACAGAGTAGAACCTATTGATCCTCCGCGCATAACGGAATATTTATTGACATTCGTACTCATTCTGTATCAGGCTTCGGATTTTTGATTCTTTAGGATACATTTGTTGAATATGTTGTAAATGGAGAGCCAGGGGGTGGAGACACTGACGGCATTGTCTCACAATTTCCAAAGAAACATGCGGGTGCTGCTATAGAATTCCAAGAAAGTGGAGGCTGGTCAACATAATACGGTACACCGCGCATATTTAGCAAAGTGCTCATGTCATTCTTCACATCGGATGCATAATACGCACGATTATATGCCATAAAAAATCCAATTTGACCCCTCCATCCTGCGCCTCCTGAAGGCATTGCCGTCCATGAAAGAACCGTGTCGGGCGGTATAGGAACGTAGTCAGTGAGACTACTCGCCTGAAGTTTTGCACCATAATATACATCAAATCTGCGCCCCTCTTTCACAATTGTAATAGCTGTCCACTTTTGCAAGGGGATGGCCGGAAGGGGAATCGTTTCGATATAATGCTGTGAATTGTCAGTTCCCGTACGTATTTTTAAAAGTGCCGGAACATACGGTTTATCATTCTGGCTGGTATATCCAGATGTCCACAGTTGGACATAGTCGCCAATGCTCAATATATTCGTAAGATAACCAGCGTTCGAATCACAGTTCTTACAGTTCGTACCAGAACACTTACATGGTTTGAATGAATAATCTTGGCAATTCGGGGCAAAGGATGTTACAGGAGCGGCAGCTTCAATGCAATCCACCTTTGACAAAGTCTTCGGAGCTCCTTGAATGAACACGGCAAAGCGCAGAGTACAGGGTGCACCTGACCATAAAGACCCTGTATTCGGTAAAACAATCTGACTTGCCTTTGACAAATCATAGGTCGCTTGTTGTCCTTGATACGGGGTTTTATTTACATTCACAAAGTACAGTATGAATGTAGCTAAGATTAATGCAGAGGCTATAAAAAGAATCGCCTCTACCAGCATTCTACTACTAAGTCTCTAGCATGTTGATTGTCCGCTAGATGCTTCAGGCGGTAAACCAAAATCACTCTGTAGTGCGAGAGCCGGTTGCGCATTGAGCACTTCCGTATATGTAATAGCACGAGGCCATACGTGAAAATTCTGCACAAATACCGTTTGCGTAGGAGAATTTGCCCATGCAGGACTTGCATAAAAGACTTGATTCTTTGCGAGTGCGGGACTTATTGAGTTCATTGTAATAGGGGTCGGTAGAACGCGTTGAAAAGTCTGTTTTCCATTCAGATATAGTGTAAATAATGATTGTTCGGCTACTACGCTAATTCTGAAAGGTGTATACAAAGGCACGTTTTCAATAGGGGGACAGCTATAGTTTGTTGCCGAGTTTCCTACAAAGAACGTCAAGACAAGGTCATTTGTTGTTGTCAGATACAAAATCATTGATGAATTATTGCTCATATACGATATAAAATCGTCCGCGGAGGTTCCAGGAGGAGGTGTTAAAGGGGGTTTCTCTAGGGCAGTGACACTTGACTTATAGAGAATGAGGCGTGTTGACGGATTTGAGTCAGTGATTTTGCGTACAAAGAGGTCAATGGAAAAGGAGAAGTTATTTATAAAAGAAGTCCCTGTGAGTTTGTCGCCGCTTATAGGTACCATAGCTGAAGGTGTGGGTTGGGTCTTTGTATTCCAGTACACTATGTCTGACGTAGGACCTGATATATAGATTACTCCTTGCCCACCAGGATAAAACTTAAAAATCGGTGTAATTGTAAAATGAACAAAGACAGCTATAAGGAAGACTAAGAACAAGTACATGAACAAATAGAATAGCACTTGTAAGAAATAAGAACCGTGTTCGGGTGTAAACGTCTGTGATATGCCAGAGGATACAGAATTGTAGGTAGTAACTGCAGTCTTTTTCACGGCTTTTACGGGAGAACTGCGCAAGATATTTGCAATAATATCTTCTCTTGACTTATTATCCAGGCTCATTCTTCTTCTGATACGGGAGTCTTCTTTTTGCGTAAAGTATGATTCTTAGAATTGAATCCGATTTTCTTAAAGTACTTGCGAGTTTCGGCATTCTTACAGGCTCGGAGTTTTTCACGTAAATAGCAGACAAAACTAATGCGAGTAAACGGTTTCTCGGCACCTAGAGTTCCTGTCTCCAAGTCATCTTTATGAATTCTTGGCAGTTGTTTATTAGCTTTCTTATCTTCTTCCGTCTCATAGAGTTTCGTATTGCAGTGCCATTCGTGAACGTCCATGGCTAAGAAGTCACCCGTTCGGACATTGAATCCGATTTTGAACTGCGGAAATAAGGTATAGCCTCCATGGTACTGACCACGCTCGATAACGGACAAATTTCCATAACCATCGCGAAAGTCTCCTGCATCTCTGTGCAAAGCTGTGCGAAAGTTACGATTTATTGTGACTGATGAAAAGGCTGTGCCAGAAATGTGTAAAAGGGGTTTCTCTTCTGCCGCCTTGCGTTGCAGAGCGTATCTATCGGGGACAAGAGTCTTGAAACATTCGTCGATACCACGAATGAAGGGTAGACCATGTTTATAATACTTCCAGTAACGCATGGTGTAGGAGGTAAGACGGCACGGGAGTTTCATAAAGGGCGTGGCGTCGAAGTAGCCGAGGACAGAGCTGAATACGTTATTATTTACACGCATCTTGCTTACTGTGCCGTCGAGGTTGTACTTTGCTGACCAGCCTTTGATTTCGGTGGGTCTCTTATCTTTCCAATACTTCCCTTTTACATCAATAGGTCCTGCGGCTGCTCCGCGATTTCTTGAAGGAGATGCCGTTATCCAAAAAGCTTCCCAGCCGGTTTTAATGAGAGAGGGGTCAATCACTTGTTTGCGAAGTTTGGCCAAGAGTTTCTTGCCCTCGGGTGTTTCTGCATAAATATCTACGTCTTCATCATAAATCGTATCAACATCATCTTCATCAAAGTACTGCCCTTCCTTCGCCTCAATCTCTTCATTTGTGAGTTTAGCTTTGACAATGACTTCTTTCACAGACTTTTTCAAGGGTTTTGCGGATTTTGGCATTGCCAGTCCCTCGTAAATTTCTGGGGGGAACTTTGTCAACTGGTCATCGGCCATCTAATTCACTAGGAAGAAGAATTCATATACCATAAAAGTCCAATCGTGGAAGATGTAATAACTGCGCCTAGCCCGAGTCCCTTCAAAAAGAACTTGTAGTCTGCTTCAACAAAGTCATCAGACTTCCAAACAGGGGAGCGACCGCGTTGGCCAAGACGTCTGTAGTATTCTAAGACCTGGCTTTCCGTAAAGGTCGGTTTATTCAAAATCTTATTCACTTCATTGTGTAAGAGTGTGGTCCAGCGAAATAAGTCTGCTTTACGATCCAGGTGGGGTGTTATAGGATATTTCTCCAAGTGTACATTGTAATGTTCTTTACAAATGGGGCAAGGAATCAGAAATCGCAAACTTTCGTAAAAGTCTTTTGCAGCTTTTTTATGAGCATGGGAAGGCTCGGCAGGGTAACCGAGAGCAACGATATGTATTGTATGCCAGAAAAAAGGTCCCCATACTTCAGGTGGTATATGCATTCTAAATATAGGTCAGAATAAGGGCTAAACGTGTGAGCCGCAGAACTATAAGGTATGGATAGACACAGCCGTAATAATCAAACAATATGTACAAACTGTGGCGGTCAGGGGCATGTATTTCGTCAATGCATTGCGCCTGTAACCAGTTACGGAGTGATTATGGTTCGTCCCCAGAAGGGGTTCGATATTGCATCATCTCTTGCAAACAATCCGGGTCTCGTCACAGGTATGGAAAATCAAAATCTCGAGTTTCTTTTGATTCAGCGTCGTGACAGCCTGGGATTTATTGAACTCATGCGCGGTCGTTATAAAATCACGGACATTGACTACATTCGTCTTCACTTAGGAGCAATTACTGAGCAAGAGAGAAACAAGTATCGCGATGGTCCCTTCGAGACTCTTTGGAGTGGAATGTGGGGTCTGGATCACTCACACTTGTACAAGAATGAGTACGAGATTGCCAAGGGGAAGTGGGAACAGATTCATTCTGGGGTTACTGACTTACAAGGAAAGTTCTGGACGATTGATGACATTATTGCATCAGCCCCTCCAGCCCCCTTAACACCTGAATGGGGCTTCCCCAAGGGTCGTCGTGATGCCCAGGAGAGCGACTATGTATGTGCGATGCGTGAGATGTATGAAGAGACGGGTGTGAAAGAGTCGCAGGTCATACCTATTCAGAACTTGGAGCCTCTGGTTGAGTCGTTTTTTGGAAGCAACCATGTGCACTATTGCCACAAGTATTATATTGTCTGGGTGCCTGCCGAAATTAAGGTAGAATTTGATGATACGAATGCGACTATGCGCCGTGAAATAGGAAATCTAAAATGGTTTCCTTTGAATGATGCTCTGAAACACTTACGTGAAGAGAATATTGAGAAGCGGGAGGTGCTTTTGAAAGCAGCATCCATGTTTCGGAATTTATGTCCGTTTCCTGTACGCCCTAAGGTAGTTTCCTCTTAGATAATATATACAGAACACTAGAATGGCCGCGACAGCGAGTCCAGAAGCTCAGGCATTATTGGAACGGTGGAGGACAGAAAAGGACTTCACCGTGCGAAATGAACTTTTGGAAGAATTAATTGAGAATAACATATTTCCAGGAAAGGAGCAAGAATTATACGAAATTGAAGGTGGGTTATATCCGGATTTACAAGACCCTCAACTTCTACCGAAACTTCTTCGTAAACGTGAATTCCAAGAGTTGAAACAAAAGTCTGTAAAAGAGAGTTTTGAAGAAGGAGTAGAAAAATGCCGAAGCACGGAAGACTTTGAAATATCACCTGTGCAACGTTTTGTCAGTCGTCTCTTATCACCTCGTACACCGTATAACTCAGCACTCTTATATCACGGCGTGGGTGTAGGTAAGACGTGTGCTGCAATTACTGTGGCTGAGTCTTACTTGCGAGACTATCCTGGCAAAAAAGTCTATATTATAGCCCCTCCCAATATTCAAGAAGGATTCAAACGTACTATATTTGACCGTGAAGGACTTCGTCCTGCAACCAAGACTTCAGTCGCTTCGCATCGTGGATGTACAGGGAATACCTATCTTGAGTTAACAGGGTCTATGACAGAAAGTAATCGCGGAATCATAGAATCTAGAGTTGTCAAAGCTATCAAGGGTCGTTATGAATTTTTTGGATATACTTCGTTTTATAATCACATTATAAATCTCTTATCCAATCTGTCCAAGACTGCCAAAGATTTGGAACAGGTGAAACTCGAATTATTTCGTCGTGAGTTTTCAAATCGTGTGATTATCATTGACGAGGCGCATAACTTGCGCGATAATCCTATGGAAGCAGATGATGAAGCCATAGATGATACAACGGCAGGTGATACTGCGGAGTCAAAGGCAGGAAAGAAGCTAACTCCGTACTTACGAGAGGTTCTCAGCTCGGCAGAGGGTACTACCTTATTGTTAATGACGGCTACTCCTATGTACAATAGTTATGTAGAAATCGTATTTTTGCTAAATCTCTTACTTACAAATGACAAGTTTGAAAGAATGCGCCCTGAAGAGATTTTTGACCTTCGTCGTGGGTCTGAAGAAGTGTTTTTACCTGGTGGAGAAATCTTACTAGGAAAGGTTGCTTCTCAATATATATCCTTTATGCGCGGTGAAAACCCTTTAACATTTCCTATTCGTCTGGAGCCTCGTGGCACATCACGTTTGCGTAGATGGCCAGCCGATAGTCCCAAGGGACTTACAATTGAAACTGACGAACGCATTAAGTGTGTAAAACTTCCGTGTGTGCAAGGATTTTTCAAGGCCGAAACTGAGCTGCTCTATAAAGAACAGACTGATGCAATTGTGAACTCTTCAGAGGGTCTAGGAATTACAAACATGGATATTCTAATTCAAGCAGGAAACTGGATATTTCCTGCCAATGGCTCAGACGATTTCTTAGACAGAATTCGCCAACAAGGATTTGATAACACATTTGTAAAAGAGAAACGTGGAAACTTAATCTACTTTAAAAATACGAATGAAGAAACAGGTGCTTCTTGGCTACTTGACACAAATTTATCTGCAGCGAGTGGAAAGTGTGCTGTACTACTGAAACGCCTGAATGCCTGTCGTGGTGTAGCATTTGTATATAGTCGTTTCGTAGCTTCAGGCGCTTTAACGATTGCTCTAGCTCTCGAAGCCAATGGCTACACTTGCTATAACCGTGAAATAGGATTCTTGGCTGAGGGGAATAAACACCCTGAAGGAAGACAGTGTGCTCTATGTCCAAGACATGAGAAAAATCACGGGTCTGTGCCTGAAGAAAAAGGTACAACTGCACATACATTCAAGCCGGCCAAGTATGTTTTACTCACAGGTTCAGAGGAACTTTCTCCCAATAATGCAAAGTCAATTGATGCGGCCAGAGGTTCCAATAATATTTATGGAGAAGAGGTAAAGGTAATTCTGGGTTCACAGATTGCTGGTGAAGGTTTGGACTTGCGCTATATTCGCGAAGTCTTGGTATTTGATAGTTGGTATCATTTAAATAAATTAGAACAGATTGTGGGTCGTGGTATTCGTAATTGCTCTCATGCAGCTTTAACAGACCTGAAAAAGAATTGCACGGTCACCTTATTGATAAATGGCTACTCATCCAAACCTGATATTGAAACGATTGACATGTATTCATATCGCCAGGCTTTGAACAAGGCAATTGTAGTGGGTAATGTGACGCGTTTGTTAAAGGAGTATGCGATTGACTGCAGTTTGAATCGCGAAGCGATTTTAGTGAAGAACTTGGAACGTCGCCCAGTTATCTTGGACAGTCAAGGTGAAGAGCGCCTCAACCAGGATATTAACGATGTCCCTTTAACAGCGATGTGTGATTGGCTTGAAACATGTGACTATAGTTGTAAGTATGGCGAAGGAGAGTTGATGGAAACGAAGATTGACTTGAAAGACCAAGATACTTCTACGTATGACGAATATACTGCGCGATTTCAGATTCATAAACTGCGTACCTACTTGCAAGACAGAATTGTGCGCGGAACTCCCTTTGTCACCTTTGAACGAATTGAAAATGATTTCTCCACAATTCCTCGGCCTTTACTGGGGTCTCTTCTAAATGAAATCGTAGAGCGTAAAGAATTTACTATACAGACTCCTCATGGCTCTGGGCGTATAATTCTTCGTAATGGATTCTATGTATTTCAGCCTGATAAATTAAAGGATACAAGTATACCGATTGCCTTACGCCTTGCTAATATTCCTGTTCCCCGTGACCATTTTGTACCAGTTCCAGTAGAAAAGGAGAAACGTGTGTTAAAGGTTGAAAAGTCTGAGGATTCAGAAGAACTCTGGCAAGAAATCTTGAAGTGGACGCAAAAAATGCGTGAAGGTACTGCAACGGAAGAAGTTCCTGTTGCTATTACTAGCGAAGTTACAAAGTTGCGCAAGTCTATGGGGTTAATGAAGGAACAGAATGAACGTTTGGAAATGATTATATGGATATACAAAGTTGTGAAAGAATTAGTGGAAGTTCGTGGAAAATTCGCGGATGTTGTTTTGGAATATATGTGGGATGAATTTATTTCTTTTGGTACAAAGAAACACTTATTTTCCACTAAACCTGCAGACTCTGTGTTAAAGGGGGTTGCTGGTCATGCTTATTGGGAGTTGGAGGGCAGTCAGTATATACGATTTATGAAAGATTCTGAGAATGAAATTGAGTATCTTTCTGTAGGGGCTGATGGGCAGGGAGTTCCAGCTTCAAGAGCCATAGTAGAAGTCTTGGAAAGAGAAAAGGGGATGGATCCCTTATTGAAAAAAACGATTGATGTGCGGTACACTGGGTATGAATATGGATTTATTGCATTTAATCCTAAGAAGAAGCGTTTTGTATTTAAGAAGGGTATGCCACCTCGGCCGAATGGAAAAGTTACGCGCGGGTCTGAATGTTCAATTAATAGTGGAACTACGTATGAATTGAAACTTTTGGAACGTTTTGGTAAAACTCTGAAAGAATCTGGACAATCGGATCTTGGACTCAATGAAGATGAACTGGGGCGTAGAAGAATTGCGAACTCGGTGCGTGTTTGTACTATTAGTGACCTGGCTCTTCGTTATATGGACAAGGCAAAGGTACAAGGAAAACGCTGGTTTTATCGCCCCCTAGAAGCGAAGCTGCATAATCATCCCTTACGCTAGGCGCGTAAATATTGTATTGGTTATGAATAGAATGAAGTGGTATAGAGTATACTTCTTCATACTAAAATTTCTTGTAGTTATACAATTCTTGTTTTTACTATTTAAGAAGGGGTCAAGTGACACGGTATTATTTTTAGCTTCTGATATAATATTCAAAGGGTCTGTTGGGCTCTTTCTTATGTTGTATTTCTTTGTACATAGCCTCCCCGATCTCCACCCCGCCGATAGACTCATTATATGTTTTGGAGGTTCTTTGTTAGTTTTCGATGCTTTTTATAATGACCTTCCTGCCCTTCTAGGAAAATTCGGGATTCATTCTAAGATACTCCAGCCCACGGGGAATAAAGAAGCTACGTAAGTGCCAATCCATCGTTTAGGTACAATAACAGGAGAACGTCTTGCATAGGCTCCTAGGAAAGCTCCCCACCAACTAAAGGTAGAATTGCCGCATATAGCTCCTCCTTTACAAGATGCCATAAGAGCTAGAGTTTCAACTTCATTGTCGCCCGTATAAACTTCGAAAATCGGTTTTAAAAAGAATCCTTGGTCATTCACCCAATCCATATCATCTGAGACTACATAAATTTTGCGTATATTGGGTTGTCTTTCTAAAAGGTTTGAAACTGCATTCTTGTAGTATTCTATCGTCTGCAAATAGTGATAATCTGGATTTTTTAGGTAGTCTCCACGACGAATGTGCAAAAATGCACAGTCTTCGTAGTTTTTCAGAAAGGGCTCGAGGCCTTTAAGAAATAGTTCGCGAAGTTCATCCTCAAAAGGTTCTAGAGCTGGATAGAATTGGTAATACGATACCATGAGAGTACCTGGAAGAATCATTTGAGGTAACCAGGGTGCAAATCCGTAAGGTAGATCAACACGTACATAATCTTGAAAGAGGGGGTCTTCTTGATAATAAGGCAGATGTTTTCCGAAAAATTTAAAGACAGTGTCATTGTAATTCTGTTTTTTACGATTATGGGGATTATTTTCAAGAGGGTTCTGTAAAATATACAGGGGGGAATTTGAATATCTGTGCGCTGCATATGCAGCAGAAACAATAAACATTTGATTTCCTAATCCACCTACAACTCGTGGTATTATGCCTTTTTCAAGTTCAGCCATTATATTGCTTTATTGAATATGAAATTCTTTAGACTCGTGTATAAGCCTAAAAAATGAAAGCAGGTCTCCACGGTAGAGAAGGTCTCACGGGATCTCATGGAACAAATCGCAGTATTTCAAGAAAAAGTTGCTCTCTCTCCGATTGATCTCCGTTCTGAAATTACTTCATTTGATGAAATTCTTCTAAAAAAACTAAAGGCACAGCTTGAAGGGAAGTGCTCTAAGAATGGCTATGTCATTCCTGGTAGCCTTGAACTTCTCAGTCGTTCTCTAGGATATTCTGAAAAGGGTCGTGGTACTGCAGACTTCCTCTATTATTTGAAGGCACGGGGCAAAGTATATAACCCACCTGATGGGCTTATTGTTGAGGGTGAAGTGATGTTGAAGAATAAGATGGGCTGTTATGTGATTTTGGATAATGCGATTCGTATTATGATTCCTCGCGACTTGCACATTGGAAATGAGGAGTTTGACAGTATTGAACTAGGTAACAAGATTCGTATTGAAATCAAGAAATCACAGTTCCGAGCAAATGCAACACATATCCTGAGTATTGGACAGTTCTTGGGGAAGCTAGGTGATGAAGTACATGAAGAGGCAGCAGAAGCAGAAGAGGTAAAGGCTTCAGAAGTACAAGATGCGGAAGAGGAAGAGGAACAAGAAGGAGAGGCCGAAGAAGAATGAGTCAAGGCAGTGGAGGCAAAGACGTAGAGTTTGAAACTCGCAAGAAAATATTTGAGGAAATCAAACAATTTACCCGCACAGAGCAAGAGGAACTTTACAGAATTCTACGGCGCTGTAATGAAGAAATGAGTGAAAACCGCAATGGTATATTTTTTGATATGATGGTATTAAAGGGAACCACTATTGAAAAAATCCAAGAGTGGATACAGTTCTGTCAGAAGAATCGTGATAACTTCGAATCTCGTGAAAAGGTCATGACGTCTCTAGCCGGAGAAATCCAAGTTGGGAGTGATGCCTAAGGAATTCTTACGTACTTTATGTAAGATATGGCAGCGACTGCAAACATGGAAAGTTTTTTAAGAATTATTGAAAAGAATCCTTTTGGTCAATCCTGTGTTCCAGAATTCACCAAAGAGAATTTGAACCTTGTGTCAAAGGGTGGTTTATGGGGTGCCCAGTGTGTTCG